CTAGATGTAGACGGCTACCACCACTGCCTCTTTGGGGTTATGCTCATCAAAGAATATAACCGCTACCTTCCTGCCCAGAGCCATCTCTGCTGTCGGCAAATTTCTGGCCACCGCAATATCTTCCAGGTAAACCTTATAGCTACCGGCGAGTTGGATAGTGGCAGTATAATCCACCGAATTGAAACTCTTTAACACCGCTTTCCTCAGCTTCATTGCCCCATAGCCTCCTTTAGTTTTTTATTTAGCAACCCACCCCCTGTATCCCCCTCCCTTTATAAGGGAGGGCGAGTTGGTTAGGTTAGAGAGGCTTCGCCCCTCTAAAACTCCCTTTAGGATCCTTCCCTTATCAAGGGGAAGGGGAATTCTAGTTTTCGAAGGGGCACAGCCCTTTCGACCTTCCCTATAAGCAACCTCCAAAGCAATGAGATCGCTTTGAAACGCTACCAGTGTTACCGCCCCAAATAGAGGGGGGATTGGGGGCGTAGCCCCCAAATATGTTCCTAGGGTGGGAGGGTGGGAAGAAAGAGGTTGCTAAACAATCCCTACACACCCCCCAGTGCCAGGCGGTGCTCATACTGACCACGGTTAGGGTTATAAACCAGGGTTACCCCTAGCACCCTTTTCTTCTCAGCACTAAGCCCAGCCCGGCTGTCGGTTATGTCAATTACATCACATAGCTGCTGACCACAATTAACCGGGATTCTGATAACGCCGTTAGCTGACTCTATTTCGGCTTCCCTTAGGTAGGCTTCTCCCCTCTCCTCGGCTTTGGCTACGGAGTCTATATTCCTATCATCCAGTTGCCTGAGCCGGTCATAGAGCTTATTAACCTGAGCCCAGGAGAAGCTGTCGACGATGACCGGGGCATCGGCAACGGTATCGTAGCCCTCAACCTGGATTCGATTAAGCTCCCAGGCTCCGACCCGGTATCTGCCCTCAAATATAGGGTGGTCTGAGCCGTAGCTATAGACAGAGCTATCCGATGACACAGGATTTACCATATAGGCTTTATTGCCCTCAATGAACAGCACATCAGGGACGAAGGAGAGCAGCTTTCTGATGACAGCCTCACCCCGGTTATTGGGGTTAATAGCAAAGTCAGGGTAATAGCTGGTGATGACTGATGACTGGGATATGACCTCTAGCTTTAGTCCGACTCTGCCCAAGACGAACTCAAGGATTTGCTTAACACTCGTCTCGTTGGAGTCTTTATTCCATCGGAACTGGTGCCTGGCTCGCCAGGCTTCTATTAGCTGCCACCCGGCTGAGGCATATAATACCAGGCTAGCTTTACCCCCTGATGAGGTATGCTCATAGGCTTCAAGGATAAAGGCTTGCCCTGAGCTGACTTCATTACCAGACGCGGTCAGATAGCCAGGGCTGAACTGAAGCTCACAGCCGATGTCAAGGACTGCCAAGCTTCCCTCACCTGGTGAGGCATACTGTCCCTCATCGTTTCTCAGCTCAACCACCAGGTTACCGCCGCTTTCGGTGAGCTCTTGCCTCAAAGATAACACATCGGCGGTCAAGTCAAGGCTCTGAGTAGTCAGCCAGGCTCTCCAGACGCCATTAGGGCATGACAGCCAGCAATAATCACCATGGTGAGCTATGGCTAATCCATACTCACTTGACAGATTAAATGGCACCGGCTCATGCCACCAGCTATCAAGGAAGCTGGTATTAGGGACAGTGTAAGACCAAAAGGGGCGGTTATAGGCTTCGGTGCCGGTAAACTTCTCCACATAGAAGGTTCTATAGACGTCTGGCTTGTCCATAAAGGCTCGGTGATATTCAAAGTTACCACCTGATGGGGCTGAGGCGAAGTCCTTAAGCTCTGACCAGGTGTCGGCGGTTACATTGCCACCATCGCCATATATCAAGCTCCACAGCTTGAAATTACCGTTGGAATCCTTGCCGGTAACAAACAAGTTCCAGTCGCCGTCATAGACAGTGGCTACCCCTGATAAATCACCGGTAGTTTTATCCCAGGCGGTAGCACCTCCCCAGCTACCGGCAATACGCTTTATCACATAGAGGGTAGCCTGGTCAGCATAGAAGACGGCGATATCACCGTTAGCCTTATAAGCAGCGGCTATACCGTAGATGGCAGTGGTCGGAGAATAACCGAGCAAGGTCGGCGTTCCCCAGGTAACACCGTAGTCAGTGCTTTCAAGCTGGTAAATTGCTCTACTAACACCGTTTATCCAGAATATGCTTACCTCAGCCCCCAGGGAGCAACAGGCGACAACAGCCGCATTATACTGGTTGGTATAAGTCCAGGTGCTGAAATCCGATGAAGGACCAGGATTAGCCACCCTCTGCCGGTAGAGCTTCCTTGAGTCGGCGGGTGGGGTTATCCTAACTCTGATTAGTGAGCCGTCGCCGGGCATAGTCAGGGCATGGAAGTAGTCATCCTCGGTACCGGTATAAAGCCTTGTCCAGTCAAGCCTGACGATGCCGGCAATCTTGTTGACGGCTTCCACCTTGACATAGGGGATATGGGTAGCCTGTTTCTGGGCGGCGAGCAGTGTTGATGATAAACTTCTCATTTGAAGATTAGAGGTTTAAGATAAAAATCAAAAACCCTCATCCCCCATTTTTATCTTCTATTTTTTATCTTTGCTCTTTTTCACTCCTGGTTTTAGCCCAGCCAGTAGAGCCCCGATTATGACTAAGAACAAGCCCACAGTTCCGTGGTCGGGGAAGGTAAAGTGCAGGGTGCCGCCGTAGTCAATATAGTGGATGAGGATTAGGCTGGCACCGGCGAGAACAGAAGCCAGCCCTATCCAAAACCGCTGAGCCAGGAGATAAAGTAGTGATTTTCTCATTTCTCCTTTAGCCTCTTAATGGCTCTCTCGCCGAAGTATTCTACAATCACCACTGCTACCAAATATGCCAGTAAATCGGGGACTTCGACCTGGGTCATAACACAGATGCCGTAGACCATAAATCCCCAGATGATGATAAACGGTCTGACGATGCTCTTAATAAATTCTGCCCAGTCTTTCACTTCCACAGCCTTCCTTGTCATTGCCAGCCTCTTTTTTTGTCATTGGGAGCCTCTTTTTCCTGTCATTGCCAGCCTCTTTTTCCTGTCATTGCCAGCCTCTTTTTCCTGTCATTGCCAGCCTCTTTTTTTGTCATTGCGAGCCGAAGGCGTGGCAATCTCAGTGGTGGGGCATTCCTGGAGATTGCGGAGCTTGTTCCGAGCGTAAGCGAGGAATCTCGCCCCGAGTTTGCTTCGGCTACGCCTCGCAACCGCAAAGCTCCTCGCAATGACAAAAGAGAGCGTGCCTTGCAATGACTTCTGTTTTTGTCTACACCAAAGCCGCCAGGGTGTCGGGGAGAGGCTTACCGGCTTTTCGGTAGTGCTCTGCCAGGTGTTTGGCTGCCTTAAGGATATCCTCAGGGCTGGCTTCTACCCTCTGCCCTCTATATCCGCCTGGGGAAAGGGCAGCGACGGCAGCCGTCATCCTATTCCAGTCGACCGTCTTTTCAATGTCCAGCTTTCCCTTAAGAGCTCGGAAGATAGCTTTGGTGTGATGGGGTAGCTTCCAGGTTTCAGGGTCTTCAGGGTCGCCGACGATGGCAAAAGCCTGCCTGGGAAGACCTTCCTTAGTCTTGGGTAGTCCTTCTTTAACTTTGCTGTCTGTCATGTTGACCTCCTGTTTAAGGATTAGTCCTATTAAGGTCCGTAATCAGTTGCTTTAGAAACGACTGGGTAGTAGGGTTTATAGAGGGAGCGGACCCGGATTCGGTTTCTCCTGCCCAGCCTCTTTAGCTCATCTTTGAACTGTCGTAGTCTTTCTTTCCCCCAGGTCAAGAACTCCCTGGGGGTCATCGTGCCGCCGACACTGACTCTACCGGTAGAGTAGATAGACATTTCTACGGCGGCATAGCCACCGGCACCGGTAGCGATTAAGTCCTCGTGCTTGGTGGGGATAGTGGAGGTGGTGGCATCAAGGGTATGGAGCTTGCCGTAGTAGATATGGCAGTTAGAGCCGTCGGGGACTTCACTACCAAGAATAGTCAAAGTATCTGCCCACAGGGAAAAGCGCTGGTATCTCCTGGGGAACTTGTCCACCGGGTACTCCACGGCTTCAACCATGATGCGGTCGGTTATGGTGGATATATCAATCTCCCTGGAGTCAGAGGTAGTAGCCTTGGTTGCCTTCTGCTCCAGGGGCAAAACCTCTGAGAAATCTTTGACGGCATGATTAATATGCCTATCTAGCTCATCATCTGTCCAGCGATAGTTGGCGGCATCCTCATCCTTAAGCTCACGCCTGACTATGGTTCTCATCTCGGTTAGGTTCATCTAATTAAAACCTCCTGTATCTCACAAGGTCGCATAGTCCCCTCATCGTGGTAACAGATATGCTTACTCACCGTGCCTTTAACGACAGGAATCTTATCCAGCCTGCCCTTGATAAACTCAAAGATGTCATCCATATCTAGTTTTTTATTGAAGCGGACTTCCAAACCGTGAGTTGGATAGCCTGCCTCATCCTGTCCTTTGGAGATAACTGTCTTACCCCACACTGGCTTGCCACCAATCTTTAGTTTGATGTCATCGTTTAACTTATCCCTTTTGGCTGGAGTTTCAAGTCTGAGATTATACATTACCGCATACTTCACTGGTACCTCCATTTGGTAGCTAGATAGTTGTGCTCTATCTCCAAAGGAATCAGGCAACGATTATACACAAATAAGTTGCCCATTTTCCCAGGAAAATCTCCAAAACCATCTTCTCTCCTGCCAAATTTAAGAGTGCGAGTTGTATCCGCTGTATAAGTTGGGGTTCCAGTAGCTTTTTCAACTCCATTGACATAAATCTTTCCAGTCGTTCCGTCATATGTTACTGCAACAAGATACCAAACTCCCGCATCCAATCCCTCCGCAGTAGCTAAAGTCGATTCCCCTCCGCCAGTGTTAAAGAAAACCTTCACTATCCCGGAAGTTTTCTCTACTATTATGTAAAACCCCGATACGTGATAAGTTCGTTTAGAGGCAATTGCTAGGTGACCATCAGTCGGGGTGAGCGTATCTATGTATATCCAGCTAAGAACAGAAAACGAGTTTAATAGTTGTAAACCAACAGCGTTCCCGCAGTCAATATAATCATCGCTTCCGTCAAACCATCTGCCATTAGGTCTCCATAAAGCACCAGTAACCGTGCAAAGATGTCCGTAGGCATCCCTTGACATAAAGGAAGCACCATCTAGCTGATGAAGGGGTAGGTAAAGCACTAAACTAGGGTCAAGGATAAAGTCTCCCGGTATTATTTTCATTTCCTACCTCACGAAGCAGAGTAGATTACCCTGATATAGCTTGAGCTCTTGGTCTTGCCCGTTGCCGTTTCTCCACCAGCGGCGCCTGACTTAATTAGTAACTGGATATCAAATGGCACAGCATTGAAGTTAGCTACCGGCTTGAAACGCCCACTATAGGTATATTCCTTGTAGGCTGAGGCGTCAGCAGCACGAGTTACCTCACTATGAAGGTCAACCCAGGTGCCACCATGATTCCGTGCCTGCCACTTGAAAAGCACACTTTCCAGAGTGCTGCCGGACTTCACCGCACAGGTAAGCCCGAACTCAAACTCAATAGCCGCTCCCAATGCCGGTGGGTTAACGGTAACCTCTTCTACTGTTTCGTAGTCATCAGTGCTGGTCTCCTTTTCTGCACTCCATTGAACTCCGTCTGAGGTCAAGTTACCTTTGGCAAAAGGATGCTCGATGTCTTCTATTACTGTCAGCATGTAATTTATCCTCCTTTGGGGTTGTTTATAGACCCTTCCCCATCACTGCGTTCAGGGTCAGGGCGAAGCCTCACCCCCTTTATCCCCCTCTCCATGATATGGATATATATTCCTATCATGAGGGGGAGGGGATTATGATATGAATGTATCTTCTTATCATGGGGCTTTGCCCGTTCAAAGACCCTGCCCCTGACAGGGTCAGGGCTTAGTCTTTAACGCCGATGAGCTTTGCCAGCTTAACTTCGGAAAACAGAGCCAGGGACACATACCACTTAATCCTGGTTCTGGTAGCGTCCTTGCCTTCCAGTGAGCCGACGGGCTCGATGGTGAGGTGACCGGGTGAGGTCAAGCCGCAGAGAGCGCCTTCTCCATACTGCATAGCGTAGATAGTGGAGCAGTCGGCAGAAGAGCCGACGGTCTTGGCATCGGATATCCAGTCGTTGATGCCGATGAGTATGCCGTTCCACAGCTGGATGAAGTTACCCCATTTATCCCGCTCGGTCTCCATCATACCTGAGCCAGCCGCCCTGACCAGGGCGTTAATCTTGCGCCTGGAGCGACGGCTCATTAACAGCATGTCGGGCTTGCCGCCGAGGATTTTGTCGATTAGCTCATCGAGCTTAGCCAGGGTCAGAGAGCCGCCGTTAGCTCCCGTGCTGGTTAACTGGCTGCGGCGACAGGTCCAGACCACTGAGTCATCGCTTACAGTAGCTCCCTCTTCAAGTGGCCAGGTGGGTTCTGAGCCGGCAGAAGTGCCGGCGGTAGTGCACTCATAGCGGAAGCCGTTAAAGACCGTGGCGTGGACGTAGTCCCCGAGGGCGTAGCCGGTGGTGCCTGCCCAGTCGGCGTGGATGACGACGATGCCGTCGATGCCGAGGAAGTCCTTGCTTCCCCCTGTGCCCAAGCCTTTGATAAAGGTGTCCTCAAACTCGTGCCTGATGGCTTTGGCGGTGAGCTCGATAACTACTGCTTCCAGGTCCTGGACATTGGAGCGGGTCGCCTTTAAGAAGTTATCGACATCGGCGTTCTCGCCGAGGATTTTGAGGGTAGCGGTAATCTGGTCAAAGGTGGGGGGAGTGGGAGCTCCCCAGGACTCATTGACATCGTACCAGGCAGCGCCGGGGAGGGTCTTCTCCCGGTTATAGGTCAAGCCGTTGCCCACAATCTCGATGAAGGGTAGGTTCTGGAGTATAGGCGAGTCCTTGACGATGGTCTCAATGACACCTTGAAGCAAGATATCATTTGAGAGTTTAGATGCTTCGTCTAGTGTGATGGCCATTAGGTTTTACCTCCTATTGCGTATTGAATTTTCTCTCGTGGTGACAGAGCGGAGAGGTCGGGTGCAGTTCGAGCTGGAGCGCCAGCGGGGACTTTACCGGCGGCTATATCAGCCTCTACCGATTGCCTCACCTGAGCTACCAGGGTTTGAGCACTCTCAAGGGACTGGTCAATCGCCTCGATGCTATCGCCGGTGAGCAGCTCCCCGGGGACAGCGGGATTAGCCTGGGCTACCGCCGTTTTATAGGCGGAGACTGCCAGATTAAGGCTTTCCTGGAGGGAAGTAAACCTCTCAACCGACTCAACCGTCCCCTGCTTTAGGGTAACGATATCGCTATCCTTACTGGCAATGACCTGCTCCAGCTCAGTGATAGCGGCTGCCTTGGTCTCCAGCTCAGCGGTAAGGGTTTCCTTATCGCTGGCCAGCGCCTCCTTCTCTGCCTTGATGCCTTCCAGCTCTGTCTCCAGTTCCCTCGCTTGCGCTCGGGACGAGTCAAGCTCTGTCTGTAGAGCCTGAATTTCCTCGTCAGTCATAGTTTTTACTCCTTTAGTTTATTCCTCAACACCCTCTGCCTGAGACTGTAAAGCTCTCTCTCTCGCTCCGCCTCTGGTTGAGCGTGCGCCAAGCTCTTTATTCATCTTGAGAATGGTTGCCCTCTCCTCAAGCCACCTTTCAAATTCAAACTCGGGGTCTTGAATGCCAAGATTGTCCATAGCCCGTCTGCGGGAGTGAATACCGGTCTGGACTAATGAAACTTCATTGTTTACCTGCCTAGCTACATCCTGGGGTAATACCGGACCCCAGACTACCCTCATTTGGTTAGTGCCGAAGCTCTGACCGGTGTATTTCTCCAGGAGTTTAAGAATCATCTCGTTTCTCTGGTTATAGACTGCTGTTCTAATTATCCGCTTCCGTTTAACCTTCTGCAATAACGGGTGGAGTTCAATCTCTAGGGCTACACCTGATAGGTCCCTCTCCACACCGCCAAAGGCGGCTCTGGGGGATTCGGCGACATCGTGCATTGTGCGGTAGAGTAAATCAATATATTCAATGTGCATCCTGACGCCGCCACCCTGCAGGAGGTCAAGCAGATAGGCTTT